ACGGCGCCGCCAGACACCGTAATGTTGGCGGTTGCAGAAAAGCCAGACCCGCCAGTCAGGGGGACGTTGGTATAGGTGCCGTTGGTATAGGCAGAGCCGCCAACCAGGGTGTTCAAGGTCTTGATGCCGCTGGTGGCGATCCCGATTACCCGAGTTCCATTAGGTATGCCGTTTCCTGTGACCGTGCAGTTGAAAACAACATCTCCGTCATACGTGTTGGCGTATAGAAGATCGCTGCCGTTGGTGAGGTCATAGGTGCCGGCGGTCAGAGGCTGTGCAGTGCTGACATCCCAGCCAGCATTGACCGGATAGGCAAACACCTGGGAGAAGTATCCGGCAGAGCGTTGAGCGCCTAAGGCTTGACCAGCGTCATACCAAGTGTTCTCGCGCACGTTGTAGACAATCGCATCCGTGCATTCAGTTGCATCCCCGCGGGGGTAGTACCACCAGATCTCGCCAAACCGCGGAACCTTCTGGGCCCAGACCTTTTGGCGCTGCTGATAGTTCAGGTTGTCAAAGAACCAGTTCTGGTTCATGGCGTTGGAAATCTCTTTGACCACGCCGTTGTACATCAGGAAGCGGTCAACACCACACCAGTAGTAGATGCCGTCGTACTCAATCACAGACTGGCTGGACATGATTGAGGTCTGGCTCGAGATGATGTCGTAGCGCCAGAAAGAAGGAGCCGCAAAGTTCTGCGTTCCCGCCACACCCAGGCTCTGGGGGGCATAGGACACGCGGATCAGGCTGTCCAGGCTCCAAAACAGGCCGCTGGGGCTATTAGAGCCGCCTCGCACAGGAAACCCTTGGACGATCTTGCCGGAGGCCACGTTGACCTCGTTAGAGTCCTCAGAGACCCAGTCCTGAGCATTGCCAGCAGAACAGTTGCGGATCAGGCCGTTGTTGCCATAGACAAAGACGTAGGGGTGCAAAACTACCACCCCGCCGGAGACCGACACGTTGTTGTCGATGGTCAGGGTTGAAGCTCCGGTAATCGTTGCAGCAGCACTCAGGACAAAGGTGGTCGTGTTGGTCACCGAGGCAACCGTAGTGCCCGAGGGAATGCCCGTGCCAGAGACCGACTGACCTGCGCCAATCTGCAAGGTACTGGCAACCGTGACAGTGGTCGTGGAGTTCAGCGTGGCAGCAACGGTAAAGACGCCGATGGGAGCCATAGAAGACCCCGCCACATCGCCGATCAGAACCCGAGTGTTAACGGTACTGTCAATCTGGGACAGATCTTGACTGGGATGGGCCACAAGAGTTGCAACGCCAGCCCCGCCAACATCGTAGAAGCCGTCAAACTGCCACAGGTTGTTAGGACTAGCGGTAAAGCCCGTCAGCGTGAAGTTAGAGACGCCAGAGCCGATCCCGTTGTTGTCCACAGAGATAGCCTGCAAGCCATCAGAGTAGCCGCTGAAGATCTTGGTAAAGCCGTTCTGGGGGGTGACCCAGATGCCCCTGGAGGGGCCGTCGAGCTGGTCAGAGATCTGCCGGTATCCCCCCATCTTGCGAGGCCGACCACGCTGGAACCGCACCCATTGACCATCGTTGTAGAACAACTTGTCAAAAATAGTGCCGTCGCGCTGGATTCCAGGCTTCGTATCAAGAGAGAAGACCTTAGAGGCCATTAGAACGTGCCCCCAAGAACACCGCCGGTGAAATTGCCGGTGCCGGCAATGCTCAAGCCAGTGGAAAGAAGAGCGAACCGGTTCACGCCTAGGATAGAGATGTCGAACTGCCCCGCGCCGGAACGATAGATACCGGTGGTCGGCTCAGAGCCAAAGTTCAAGGCCGGGGAGCCAACCGATCCGTCAATCAAGCTAATGGCCGATGAGCCCGCAAGGATGGTGTTTGCGTTGACCAGATTGACCGAGTCGCAGATCAGAGTTGCCTGCTGGCCCGCAGGGATTGTCGCAGTAGAAGCCCCAGATACACCGGTGGACAGCGTGACCGTGTAGTTGCTGACCGTTCCATCCGTTGCGTTTTGGATGTAGTAGACCTGCACAGTCTCAGGAACAATCACCGTCACGTTGCCAGAGAGCGTACCCGTGAACTTCATGATCACGTTGGACGCTTCGCTGCTGGTGAGCGTGTAGGAGCCACTGACAACCGGATAAGTCAACTGGGTAAAGTTGAACTGGGTCGTGCGGCCCAGGCCCACGGAGTAGAAGGCGCTTCCCGAGCACACGATCATGCAAGAGTCGCCGGCTTGCAAAGCAACCGTCGTGGACCCGTTAAAAAGCTCACCCCCAGTAGTCGAGACGGTCAGAGTACCGCTGCCGGAGTTACGCAAGAACATGAACCAGTTGTTGCCTAGAGTGACAGCAGAGTTCAGGGTCAAGGTTCCAGCGCCGCCGGTCCACACATAGGTCTGAGCGCGGAAAGCGTCCGTGGCCGAGGTGTTGGAGGAGAACGTGGTGACCGGGTGGCTCACGTTAAGCGTGTTGCTCACAGCCAAGAGGCCGTAGCCAGCCAGGGTTGCAGCATCGACGTTGCTCGTGCCAACACCAAACGCAATCAGCCCCCAAGTTCCATAAACATCAGGATTGGTTCTGATGTAGATGTACTTTGCTTCGCCCGGTGCAATCGTGACGATAGCCCCGTTGTCATCAAACGTGCGAACAGCAAACGAGTTAGACCCGACGTTACGGATCAGGGCATCGTTACCGACGGAGGTCTGGTTTGCCGGCGGCATCCACAGCTCAAGGCTTGCGGCAGTCGCGGTGACATCCATGATCCGCGCAGCGTAGTCATCCGTAGCGTTGCCGTTAATCGGCCACTGAAGCTGCGTGTTTGCGGACAGAGTGACCGCACGATAAGAAACGTCGGTCGGCTGGATGACGTTTCCGGTGAATGGGCTGTTGTAGCTCATCTGGTGATCCTTTAACTATCGACCGCAATCGCTTGGCGGTCAGCCACGCGCAGTTTGTCCTCAGCGGTGAGAACATCCATGGCCTGCTTGTACATGGCCTGCCATAGTTGAACGCGGCTATCGTTCTTCAAGAAGGGCATCGCTTGCAGCAGCGATCCGTACAGGAGAGCTTGCGGGGCGTATTGGGTGAACCAGTTGGTCTGGTTGCTTGAGTCCAGAGGCTGAACGCGCTCGTAGTACAGGACTTCAAAGTTGTAGGCGACATCAGGCGTCGGAGCCACCATCCAATGGGTGAAGTCGTAGTCGGTGTAGAACTTGGGCACATCCGTGTTGGTCGGATCAGGCCAGTACTCACGCAGGTACTCGTAGCGGCGCAGCAAGACGGGCTGACGCTTGCCATCGACCGTGATGTTCATGGAGACAGTCTTGCGCCACCGGGCCGGCTTGTTGATCACCGGATCGTCAGCCGTCATCTGGCTGGTCTGGACAGTCAGGTTGCCAAGGAACTTGATCTGGCTGGCGATGATCTGCTCGGCCAGCATCACGAAGGTGGGGATCTTCTCCAGAGTGGCAATGTCCGTGCGCTCCAGATACGTCGCAACGTCAGCCACTAGCGAGTCATACGTCATTACGGCGGCTGTCGTCATCACCACACCTTTTTCTTGATTGAGTCAGGCTGTGGAACAAACTGCTTGCCTTGGCGCGTTCCCTCTCGTTTTGCACGGGTTGTCGCCCCATACTCGGCGGGAGTTAACTTTTCGCGGGCCTGTTTTGGCAGATACCGTTCCCCAGTCGCCTCTTTACCCTGAGTGGACGGCTTCCCGGATCGGGTACCCCAATCTTCCCGCGTCCACTTGCTTAATGAATTATCCGCCTTTTTAGGCCCCTTGTAACCCCCTCCGCTGCTCTTGTACTTCTGGGTGGCAAGCTGGGCTTTACGGGCGCTCCATTGCCCCGGAGAGCCCCCTTTGCCCGAGGCCTTTACCTGGGACACAATCCGCTTCCACTTGGCCGGATTGGTCTTTGTAGCTGTACTCATAACCCCTCCTATGCCGTCAGAACTTCTTGAGCATGGCGGATGTGCGCGATCCGGTCATCCAAACCTATGGTGCCACCGTTGATCTTCTTGGTCATGGCGATGTAGTCTTTAGCATCAGCCTCTTTGTTAAGCTGGCGCTTGTTCCAGTACCACCCAGCGGTCAACGCTGCGTATTTGGGGACTAGGACATAGTCCGGGGAGTGGACAAAGTCCATCCCTAAAGCGTCTCCAGCCAGGGTGTAGTTGTCCTTGCCGGTAAGCTGGATCAGCCCCCGCCCGTGGTACAGCCAGCCGTCCCCGGTTTCCTCAGTGCCGTTGCCCATGCGCCCGCCATAGACCCGATTAGCGATCTTCTCGGGGTTTCGGTGGTAGGGCTGGGCGGCCTCGAGCGTTGGGAAGCGGCTGGGCCAAGTCTT